GGACAGGAGATTCGCCTTGTTGAGGGGCGTTCCCTCGACGGTAGGCGCATCCTCGCGCTTGAGGTATTCGTAGTGATTGAGCGTGCCGTCGGCGTTATAGACGCCATACCGGATCGCGCCGTTGGCTAAAACCTGTGTTGGCTGCCTATCTTTCATGTGAGTAATCCTCCTGCGGCGCACTCCGCCGCGCCGGTGTGGCGAAAAGATTTTGCAACGTTGACGATTAAGTCTTCGCAGAGCGCAAGAATGCGCTCGATATCATTCGCGCCGATGTAGGTCAGGCGCGCCAGCTGCGGCACGTCCGGCGTCCCGGCAGGATACGCAAGCGCGTCGCGAATGTCCTGTATCTGCCGTCGGTATGTCTCGGCCTGTGAGGCTACTGGAATGTCCGTGACAGCCCAATCGGTTTTCGCCGTCCACGTGATGCTCTTCCCGCAGATTGAGGCGAGGCGTCCCGCCAGATAATTCAGGGCCGTTCCCACGCGATTAAGATCAGCGGCGTTGTACGCGCCCTTCATCCCGGTCAGCCATTCCGCCTGCTCGGCTGCGGTCATGGCCGCGAACCCCTTCGCCGCCAGCTCCCGCACCCGCTCCACATCCGCCAGCGTCCGGTCGGTGACGAGCGTAACGATGATTGTGCTCATACACCCACTCCTTTTGTGATTGCGTAAAGGCCCCCGTCGAACGTCAGTGCGAGGCCCGTCTGCACCGCGCTCTCATTCTGTCCGAATGCGTCCGAAATTTTGATCGTGTCGCCGGTTTCAAGCGCCGGGTTGCACCGGTTTTTTACGCTGTAGATTTTGCGGCGGTTATACTGTGCCAGCAGCCATGCGGCAACGCTTTGATAATTTGCTGGGGCCACGCACGGATTGCTGATGCTCTTAATGTTTTTTCCGCTCCCGGCTGTTACCGTTTCGTCGACGCTATCCGAGTAATCGCTCTTGATGTGCAGTTCTACGCAGTCAACCGCTTCCGCTATGCTCACGCCGTCGTAATCATACAGTTCATCCGGCGTTATGGCCCCGCGCACAGTGCCGGGAGACAGCTCCGCAATATGCAGATCCCCAGATCGATCAAACCACACGGAACACATGGCCGCCTGCGCCAGCAGCCGGATCGCTTCCCGGCGCGTTGTTTTTCTGGGAATTGCGGGAACAACTGTTCTTTCTGCCACATTGCCGCCATAGATTACCGTGATATCATAGCCGGTCAGGACGGCGGCGACCGCCGCTTGCAGTTCGCACGCGGTAGCGCTCCCTGATTCATATGTCGCCCGTTCGAGCGCCGCAGCCATATCGTTGCCTACCAGCTGCGCCGTTACGCCGGAATTTGTTGCCGTTACCGACGTAAAGAAAAATTCGCCGACATCGACGTTTTCTCCGTTTACGATGCACTTTGCCAGAAGCTTTTGCCCCTCCTGAATCACCGCAAAAATTCCATCCGGATTGAGGATGTTGTATCTGTGATCAGCGTTATCGAATGTAAAGGATATCTGCCTCGACGGGAAAGCATCGCAGGAAACGGACGCTTCCTCCACGATCTGTACATTTGCCATGCTATCGTTTTCATATGTTTCTGTCAGGCCGAAATCGATCTGCCGCAGCCTTGCCCGTGTTTTCGGCAAGTACGTTTTATCGAACTGAAGCGTCAGCCTTGTGTAATTTGCCGCTGGCAGGCTGATGTTCTGCCGAACCTGTGTGATCGCTTTTGTTACGGCTGCAATCACGGCGTTATCGCTCCCGTATGCGGTTAGTGTGATCTGGGCCGGATACTGCTGCATTTTATCATCGAACAGCAGCGACCATCCAACGGTCGACACTGGCGCGGAGAACTCGAAGGTGATGGTACTATCCAACTCCGCATTTTCGTCCGAAACTTCCCCGCTCCACCAACCTGTTTGCTGCCCTTCAAATCCGTCATTTGGGATATCAATTGTGCCATCCAGCATCCATCGATTCAGCTCCAGCCCGGCAAACTTCCCGGATATGGTTTCGTTTTCGCTGATTGTCTCGCTTGCTTTGGTCCCCGGCGCAGAATCCGATGCTGAAACCGTTCCGTTCTTTTTTGCGGACGGATCGACGAGGTAAAACCGGACGAGCATTCCAATATCCCGGACGGCAGAAAACGGCGTAAATCCACTTGATACCTTTTGCATCAGTCCACCCCTTGCTGCGTTGCGGTGATGGTCACGCCGCACCATTGGGAAACCCCGTCCTCATCGTAAATAATGGCCTTGTATTCCGGCTGACTGAACAGAAAATCCCGTGTTTTATCGCCGTCAACATCAGGGTACGTCACACGCAGGACGTGCTTTGCGTTGATCATGCTCCGCAGAATCCTGAGGTCCGTGACAGAAAGCCATCCCGTTGGGATTATCAATTCATTTTTTACCCCAATGATATCCATAACCGTCTTTCCGGACGCCATTGTCGCGGTTGCGCCGATATCCTTTGGCTGAATCGTGAACACGAGATCGCGCAGAAGCGTGACCGTGTTTGTTCCGTCCGTGATTTTAATCCTACGCAAGCGATACACCCCTTTGTACGATCTCGCCCCGCAGCGGATCGAATATTGCTCTTGCTATCGTCTGCCCATCGAGCACAAGGTTGATCTGCATCGGCGTACCGGACTGGTTGTTGGCCAGCAGACCGTTCACAACACCGACGGAGGACTTTGCCGCGCCGGACACGGAGAAGGATGTTGTGCCAAAGGTCATTTGATCCTCGATATTCTTCCGAACGTCAGTCATTTCGCGGTCAAAGCCTTGTCCAAGTCCTTCTGCCATGTAGCCGCCGATTCCGGCGAAGACTTTAGACGGGGACGCAATACCGAGGATGCTCTTGACACCGCTTACAAGGCCATCGACCATATCGCTTACCGTCCGCTTTAGGCTCTCCCACATATGCAGAAATCCGTTTTTGATACCGTCAACGATATTTGTTCCGATGCTGCCCCAATCGTATCCGAGGAACGTATCTACAATCGATTTGATTATCGTTGGGATCGACATGACAAGATCCGGGATTGCGCTAATAAGGCCCTCAATAAGCGCCATAATGATTTGCGGGCCGGACATGATGATTTGCGGAAGATTGTTAAGAATCCCCTGTACAATCCCGATAATAAGCTTTGGCGCAGCCGCAGTAAGCTGCGGAATGGATTTAATCAGGCCGTCGACGAGCGACATGACAAGCTTTACACCGGATTCTATGATTTTGGGGAAGTTTTCAGTAAGCGCGGTGATGAGATTTGTGATAATCTTGGGAGCCACCTCAAGCAGCCTCGGGACGGCGTCAATGATTCCGTCCGCCAGAGCGAGGATGATCTCAAGTGCCGCATCTACCAAATTCCCGAGGTTGCCAGGGTCGGTCAGCGTTTCAGCGATTTTGATGATTGCTTCTGTTGCCGCCGGGATCAATTCCGGAAGCGTCTCCGTAATGCCTTGTACCAGAGAGATAATAACATCTATACCGGTTTGAATGATTTCCGGCAGAAGCTCGACTATGGCCGGAACGAGAATCCCAATTGCCGTCGGCGCGATATCGCCCAGAACGGTAAGGATCTCCGGGAGCGCGGACATAAGCCCAGTAACCAGATTTGATGCGCCCTCAATAAGCGAGGGAAGGGTGGATCCGAGTATGCCCGGAAGCTGCGTGCTTACGGTTACCATCAGCGTAGTAATCGCCTCCACAATGCGCGGCAAAAGCTCCTGAATGCGCGGGATCAGGTTATTGCCCGCAACGACAATGGAATCCGTGAAGTTGCCCACGAGAGTTCCGAGATTCTGATCCGGGTCGGCGAGGCCGGTCACGAGGTTCTTCCATGCGGCTTTTACCATACCGAACGAGCCTTGAATTGTGGACGCGGCTTCTTTTGCGGTCGTGCCGGTGATGCCCATTTCGGTCTGCACGACATGGATTGCATCTACGATATCCGCATAGCTGGAAATATCGTATTTGATACCGGAAATTTTCTCCGCATCTTCAAGGAGGCGCTGCATTTCGGCCTGCGTGCCGCCGTAGCCGAGCTTGAGGTTATCAAGCATCGTATAGTTTGCTTTTGCGAAGCCCTGATATGCATTTTGGATTAAAGTCATGTCCGATCCCATTTTGTTGGCATTATCGGACATATCAGTCAGCGCCAAATTTGCTTTTTCTGCCGCTGCACTGGTATCCCCATCGAGAGACTGCAGCAGGGATGCAGAAAAGCTTGTCACCGTCTCCATGTACTCATTCGCAGACAACCCAGCGGTTTTATACGCGTTGTTTGCGTACTCCATGACTTTATCTTGGCTATCCTTAAAAAGCGTCTCCACGCCGCCGACGAGCTGCTCATAGTCTGCGTATGCCTGGACCGCCTTTGTGCCGATTGTGCCGATTGCCGTCGCCGCTGCCGTCACGCCGACTACCGCAGCCTTGCCGACAGTAGCAAGGCCGTTTTTAATCTTCTCGCCGAGGCCGAATGTTTTCTTCCCGGTTTCGTCGATGCCCTTGTCTGCCTCGGACGTATCGGCGCCGATTTTTACAAAAAGTTCAAACAGATTCATCTTTGGATTTTTTCACCTTCAATCCGCACCGGCGTACAACGTCGGCGGTGATCTCCTCGCAGGTTCGGTTGTCCTGCGGCTTCGGGCTGATGATGTCGGTATACTTTGCCTGCACAAAGCTTCCGCCCGCGAATTTCGCTGTGTTTTCCGTGATCGTGCGCATACACTCCGCCGCATAAATGCGAAAGGCTGATTCCTCGTTCTGCCGCTTTATTAAAATCGGCAAAAGGCGAATCAGCCCTCCGGCGCTTATTTTTGGAGCTGCCAGAAGCGCAAGCGTTACGCTTTCGCCTCCGACGCGCACGATTTGAAAAAATCAGTGAGATCTTTGTCCTCTGCCAGTTCCCGGATCTGCCGCATTGTAACGAGAACGTTCTGCTCCAGGATCGCGTCAACTGTCACGCTGTTTACCACAGCCAGAATGCTGAACGCGTCTTCTCTATGCTTTTTCAGGATCAGCGGGATCCACTGGCCGATGCGCTGCACGCCGATTGCGTACCTCTCGCCGACTGTCTGCGGCTTTTCGTCGTCTGTCAGCTTTTTCAGGCTTCCCCTGAGTTCTTCGTCTGACACGATGTTCAGCGCGTATACGCTGATTTCGCAGAGGACATCTGCCGCCTTATCGGTGCTGAATTCCGAAAGTTTCATATCGGCCTCCTATCAGGTTTCTGCCGTACCGGCCTTGATGTACAGCTCATACGGCACAACATCCTGCTTTGAGATCGAGTAATGCGCGGTGTACTCAAACGCCATTTGGCCTTTGTTCTTGTCGGCAGTCTTCAGCTGGAAGCCGCCCGTAGAAAGCGCATTCATCAAACGGATTGCGATAAAGCCGCCATTGGTTGCACCGTTCTTGTCAGAGTAGTCGCCGACAAGCCAGATGTCCTTGAAGTCGGAACTGTCCAGGTCACGGCGCGGAACAACTTTCGTTGCGTCCGTGCCGTCGATGTCCGCCGCCGCCATAAGGGATTTGGCAGATGTGGTCGTCACCGTGACAAACGTTCCGGAACACTTTACGTCCACGTCATCCAGCCGTTTCAGTTCGAGTGTATTCTTGGGGCAATTATCTACATCTTCGCCGTAGTCAGAGAACGTCGGTGTCGCCGCGAACGTAATGCCGCCGGTCGTTGCGCCCAGCTGATTTTCTGGTTCAAACGCACCGGTCGCCGGTGTGAAATCGCTCAGAATTACACCGGCGTTGATTTGCAGCTGCTTGAAGGTATCAGCAGGTATTTTTGTGAATTTTGCCATGAAATCAGTCCTTTCAGTTTGCGGTGATGTACTCGACTGTAATGTTCAAGTACCGCCGCTTGATATTTGCATCAGAATCGTCCCGGACGTTCTGGCACCACGGAGATCCGCGCTTGATCCAGATTGCGCCGTCGTCACACGGCACAAATACGCCGCCGAGGCCGATCGCGTCCGCGATCTCCTGTGCTTTTGCGTTTGGCTCCGCTTCCTGCGTGGTGTAGTACCACAGATTTACTGTCAGGCCGATTTCTCCGCTGTCCCACGCGCCTGTGATCAGTTCATAGGTCAGCCACGGGAAAACGGCGTCGTCCGGCACGCTGGACGCGGGATAGGCCGTCAGGAATTGTGAGAACCACGCGTGCAATGCTTTGTCTTTTGTCATGTCGGCAGTGCTTTCTTTTCAGCAGTGAAGTATTTCAGGGCAAAGCTAGCGGACTTCGGCGTCTGTTTATCCTTCGGCTCGGACGTGACGCGGTACGTCTCGCCGGTCGTCTTGTCGCGGAAGAAGTCGTTATAATCGATTGGTACGGCCTTTTGCACAAGCACCGAGTAAACGCTTGTCACGCCCTCTTTCTCCGCTCTGCGCGCCTCCATGGACGTGTCAAGCGCCTGATAGTTCATAAACTCCGCGCCATCCGTCCATGTGGTGATATATCCGCCCGCTCCATCCGGTGTGCGGCTTTTTTCGAGCAGCACGCACGGGCGGGCAAAATCATCAAGTAAGCTCATATCAGATCTTCCTCCACTGGTTCATGCGCGATTTGAACGTCGTCTGCCATGTCACGGCCCCGCTCGCGGACGTGCTTCCGCTTGATCCCTTCGAGTAGCTATACCCGCCGAAGCTTTCCGAGGTGAACGGGCTTGCTGCTGCGTCGCCGTTTTTTTCCTGCCACGCTCTGATTTCAGCTTCGAGGGAGAGGACAGCGGACGGGACGGCCATCGGCCAGACAGAGCCATCAAAGGTCTCGTCGGCCATCCCGTAATCCGGGTATTGGTGAACTCCGTCGTTGAAAACAGAGCCGACAATCCGGAAGAATTGCCC